CTGGTCAAGAGTCAGATAATACTAATGTGCCACCTGATACGGCAACTGAATCTCAAGGTATGATGACTCAACAGTCTGATGATGTACCTTCAGATATACAAGCTATAGATGAAGGAGAACAGTTAGCATAGTATCAGCCCACAAATTATGGAAGTGAGCTACCCTTATCCATAAGGCACTCAACCAAAAGAGGAAAAAATGGAAAATGAAGAAAACAAGGCAGTTGAAGTTTCTGAAGAAATTAAATCAGAAGAAACTAAAACTGAAAAACCTAAACTTTTTAAAAAACCTAAAGTAAAAATGTATAAGAAACATCAGGATGACGATGACCCTGAAATTGAAGCATTTGCTAAAGGTGAATTAGAAAAGTTTCAAAGAGAGAAAGCAGAAACAGCAACCGTTCAAAAGGACACTGAAGCATCAGAAGAAATTGCAAGCTCAGATGGTAAAGCTACTCCTTCAACTGAACGCCCTGAAAATGCAGAAGAACGTGTCTTTAAGAAACGTTATGACGATTTGAAAAGACACTATGATTCTACACTCGGAAAGCATAAAGATGAAGTTCGTACTTTAAGAACTCAACTTGAACAATCATCTAAACAATTTGTTCCACCTAAGTCTAAAGAAGAATTAGAGGCTTGGAGAAAAGAGTATCCTGATGTATATGATATGGTTGAAACCATAGCTATGACAAAAGCTGATACTAGAGCAAAAGAGATGGAGGATAAATACCAAAATCTCCAAGTTCAACAAGAGCAAATTAGTAGAGAAAAAGCTGAAGTAGAATTGTTAAAAGCACATCCTGACTATAAAGATATTCGTCAAAAAGATGAATTTCATGAATGGGCTGCTAAACAAGATCCTGTTATACAAGGTTGGTTGTATGAAAATACTTCTAACTCATCACTAGCTGGAAGAGCTATTGATTTATATAAAATGGATAAAGGTGTTAGCAAACTATCTAAAAAACAGGAAACAGCTGTTAAGAAAGAAGCAGCTAAAGCTATAACAAAAACTGCTAAAGCAACTGAAACAGAGTTACCTAAAAAGAAAATTTGGTCTAACGCTGAAATCAGTAAAATGACTGTTAATGAGTATGCAAAGCATGAAGAAGAAATCGACAATGCTATAAAAGAAGGTAGAATCCAACCTTAATACTAACAATATAATTGGAGGCTAACACATGGCTACAATGGGACTGGCTTCTGGCTATCAGAATTTACCATCAGGTAATTGGGTACCAGCGGTCTATAGTCAAAAGGTTCAAAAGTTTTTCAGACGTGCATCAGTTGTTGAAGATATTACTAACACTGATTACGCTGGAGAAATTGAAAATTTTGGCGACACGGTAAATATCGTGAAAGAGCCTACCATTACTGTGAGCGACTACGCTAGAGGTCAAACTGTAAACACACAAACTTTGGCAGATGATAAGTTACAACTTACTGTCGACCAAGGTTCTTACTTTGCGTTTAAAGTAGATGACATCGAAGAAAGACAATCACATGTAAATTGGGAAGCTCTTGCAACTTCTTCAGGTGCTTATTCACTGAAAAAGAACTACGACTATAATGTATTAAAATACATTTATGACAATGCATCAACATCAGCAGCAAATACTGGAACAGATGCATCTGCATTAACAGGAAATACTAATTCTAATACATTAGTAGATATCGTTTCTGCAGCAAAAGGAGTTCTTGACAGTCAAGACGTACCAGAGGAAAACAGATGGTTGGTTGGACCGCCTAAATTCTTTCAACAATTAAGAAAGGCGGATTCAAAAGTAATGGATCAATCAGTAATGAACGATGGATCAGTATCCTCAATACGAAATGGTTTAGTAACAGACAAACCTTTATTTGGGTTTAGAATGTATGTAACTAATGCCATTGCAGTATCGAGTGGTTCTGCTGCATCAAAAACATTTGGATCAAGTGGCTCAACTGAGTACGCTTTCCTTTATGGTCATCAAGGAGCAGTAGCAACTGCAAACCATATTGCGAAAACTGAACTTATTAGAGACCCTGATTCATTTTCAGACATCGTGAGAGGCTTGCATGTTTTCGGAAGAAAAGTTCTGAGATCAGAAGCAGCTTATTCAGGTGTTGTAACACTATAATTAGGAGGATAATAGATAGACTATGGCTACATATAACGTAACAGGTGTAGGTGGGACTACTGGACATCCGTCTAATGGTAGAACACCTTACATGGTAGAAAATACAATTGACGTATCAGCAGTTAATGGTGATTCAGGAACAGCACAAAATGATGTACTTAAATGCATCGATGTTCCTGCAGAAACATTAATAATGGCAGCAGGCGTAGAAGTATTAACAGCATGTTCAAGTTCTGTTGTGATTGATATTGGTGTAACTGGAAGTTCAGCAGGATTTTCTGATCCTGATGCTTTCGTTGACGCTTATGATGCAACAGGTGCAGCTTATGCACCTAGAGATGTTGCAGATGCAGCACCAATGCTTACAATCAAGACAGCAGATACTATAGATGCTTTAATGGCTGGAGCAGCTTCAAGTGCGGGTAAAATCCGTGTTTGGGCAGTGCTATGCGATATTTCAGGTATTGATGAAACTGATAGAAACACAAGTACACAACACGATACAGCAGTATAATACTGTATAACTTAAGGGGGAT